GCAACTATTAGAGGTGCATAAGACCAAGAGAGGATGTATCAAGTATCTAGATAGACAATATCGTACACATATTACAAAAGAAAGTGCCTACAAAAGAATTAAATGGTTGGTATCAGAAATATTTAAAGATAAATCTCTAGCCTTAACAGCGGATGACAGACTGAAGTCCTTCTTACCAAGTCAAAATGCAAATTATATTGCAGGACGAGGGGAGAGGGGGGCCTTCGGAATGATTCCAAAGTATATTAAGGATAGGATGCCAACCGTAGACAATGACGACCTTGAGGACCACATAGATAAGTGGTTCAGGGAAAGTCTCACTGAATTAACAGAGGAGACTTACGCTCAAAGGGAAGGTGATAAGTGTAGAATAGATACATCAAAAATCTCAAATCTTGACGAAATGGTATCTAATTATATAGAAGAGAAAGCTAAGACTAGAATAGAAAATAAAGTCACAATGGTAGGACTATCCGAACCACTTAAAGTAAGAACAATAACCAAGGAAGATCCTTGGATTACGACTTATGGAAAGTTGATTCAAAAGTTCACCTGGAATGCCCTATTTAAGGGTACCAAGGGTGCTTGTGATTTTATAGGAAAGCCAGTAGATGAAAGTGAGATTGAGAAACTTAAATGGCATAGTACACCAGACAATGAAATAATTAGTCTGGATTATAGTCAAGCAACCAATCTTGTGCGAAGTGAGATGAGCGAATGTGTTATAGACGCTCTCCTTGAGGCCGATACAGGTCTAGGTGAGAAAGATAAACAACTGATGTTGTTATCTCTCACTAGACACGATATCGAATACAAGGAACTCACGGGAAAACAGGAAAGGGGGCAACTAATGGGAAGTATAACTTCATTCCCTGTACTGTGCATCCTCAATCTTATGGTCTGCCACTGGGCCTTAGAAATTAACTTAAATAGGGAAATGACACTAGATGAACTGAAAGATTACATTAGAATTAATGGTGACGATGGATTGATAATAGGAAAGATTGGAATTTATGAGTGTTGGAAAGCCGTAATCCAGGTTGTAGGTTTTGAACCTAGCTTGGGTAAGGTACTAGTAGTACGGGAGGGCGTGAACGACATGCGAAATTTCGCATGTCAGATCAACAACACTACTTTCTTATTATCAAGAGGACTCATCGAGAATCAGATGATTGCTCAACGAGTATATCGTTTGAATAGTGGAATCTTACAGGGCAGAACAAGTTTAGGAAAGGTTCTGGCAAAGGATAAACAAAGCCAGATCTTTGATACAAGGAGTGGTATAGGAGCTTCAGCTCACGAATTAGTTGGAAATGTAAGCAATGACTTTAAAGTCAAGGCACTTAACCTGTATATTGACCAAGTAGTGAAAAAACACTTCAAGGCAAATATACCATGGTACATTCCAAGTAAATTCGGAGGGTTGGGGCTACCTATTTTAGATAAAAACCACTGTCCAAGTATTATGGACTTGAACTGCTTAAATAGTGCACTAGTAGAAGGAAAGATTAAGGGACTAATGTCAATCACTGGTTCATCTAATCCAGAATTATTACAACTAATCCGTCGAAGACTAGGAATTGAGGGCGATCAAGAAAAGATCGTACCCAAAATTACTATGTCTGAAGACGAGATAAGTTATAATTCTGAATTAGAAGAACATAATAAAGAAAGTGAGAGCTCACTCTATGCAGTAGAGTATTGGTGGAAAGTTGGGGAAAGTCTAAGAAATAATAAAGACTTTGAAAGTCTTGTAGTAACTGGAAAGCAAGTAAAGAGAAACATTCTTAAAAAGATCAAGAAGATTTACCAACCTACAACGAAGAATCAATCCAAATTTATTAAAGAAAAATTCGGAGATTCATTCGGAGGTAAGGTATCATATCTTGAGCATCTTGAATATGACTTTGTACCTGCCTCACCCAGTTATACCATACAAGAACTTGCTTCATTAATGAAGCACCCGGAATTTAAATTACCAAGAAATCTGCATAGAAGGAGTAAAGAATTAGACAATAGTTTGGACTTCTACATCCAAGTAAAGAAATTAAGAAATGAGGCAAGAAAGAGAGCAGCAGAACTGGCTCTAGTCTTAGAAGAATTAGAAAGAAAGATAGCTCGTAAGAGTCTTTAAGATAACCTGCCCAGTTGAGGGTAGAAAGACTCAGTTATCAATGGGAATTGGGCTGTTTAGCGCTTCGGATGTCCCCCAAAGAAATTAGGACACCGTCAACAGGCGCGGCGGCAAG